TGAGCCAATTTATCAAGCCCAGCGGGGGCTTGGTACAAGCTTTTATCAAAATTAGCCATTGGGTATCCTTAATAATATTCGTATTTACGCCGAAAGATAGGTGGTTCATCTTCCTCATCAGAGGCAATCTGAATAAAGCCACCCTGCCTAAACCGCATCAATGCTTGGCTGCTGGAGTCAACCAAGTCATCGTTATCCCCATTAGGGAATGCAGCCATTTCTTCCATAACCTCATCTGCCCAGCGCGTTGTTGGACACCATACAACCCCAGAGGCAAATAGGTCTGCAATAGAGTTTACACGGCTTATTTTGTCGTTCCCCTTGCCCGGGGTGTACTCCGACAAAGGCACTCCAATCTTGCGAAGTTCATAAATCAATGGCGCTCCAGCAGCACGCTTCTCGATAATTAATGTATCTGGCTCCCACTGTTTATACAACTCAAGAGCCATCTTTTTGAGTTCTGGAAACTCCATACGTTGTTTAAACGCATCCAATAGGATGATATTAGTTTTATATTCTCCACGCTCATTGGGATGTTCAAATATCCCCCAAGTTGTACAGGCGGAGTAGTCGGCACGGTTATTCTTCTCAAATGCCGTATCCCAAGACTGGATAATGTAATCACACTGGGGCATCTTTTCATGTTCCCAGATCTGCCACTGATCCCTTTTGATAATTGCACCCTCATTACCGGTGGGGTTCTGTTGGTACTGGGCCTCCCACTTGGCTACTGGGAGTTCTGCCTTTAGGGATTCAAGTTCTTTCTTTGACCAGAACGCAGGCCATAGGGGTGTTCCAGAGGGGAGAATGGCGGGGAACTCTATAACCTCCCACTCATCTACCCCATCGTTTCCTGACTTCTTTAGAATCTGCCCAGTTAAATCTCGGGTTGCCCATCGGGTCATAACAATAATAATTGCCCCGTTAGGCTGAAGCCGCTGCCTTGGCCCAGATGTATACCACTCATAAACCCCGTCAAAGATGGCAGGATTATTCTGTTTAGCTTCTTGTTCCGAATGAGGATCATCAATGATTAAAAGATCTGCACCCTTACCAGTGACGGCTCCTCCCACTCCAATAGCAAAGTAGTCACCTCCCTTGTTGGTGTTCCATCTTCCTGCGGCCTTGCTGTCACTGGACAACTTAACATCAAAGACCTTTGCATAGTCTTCAGAAGAAACTAGGTTCCTGACCTTCCTACCAAATCCAGTAGAGAGTTCTGCGGTGTGGGCAGTCTGAATGATTTTCTTCTCCGGGAACTTTCCCAGAAACCAGCTCGGAAGGAGAAAAGAAGCAAACTCTGACTTAGTGTGCCGGGGTGGCATATTAATGATCAGCCTCTTCAATGTCCCATTGGCAACTCTTTCAAAGGCATCTGCCATGATCTTGTGATGCTGCCCCGAAATAAAGATGGGCCACATCTGCTGGACAAAGAACAGGAATGACTCCCTGCACTTCTCAACCCTGTTCATCTCCAAGAGCATATTTATCTTAGCCCGCTCAGAATCCGGAACCTTATCCACAATACTCAAATACCCCGCAAGCTCCTTAGCCGTGAGAAGAGTCATAACTTAGCTATCTCCCTCATAGACTTATCCGCCAACTTAATGGAGTGAAACTTATAAGGCTTAATCTCAATATGCCCATCTTCCTTTAACCTATGAACAATCCTATGTATGTTGGACTTAGAAGACATCCCAAGAGACCTAGCTATCACCTCATATGAAGGAGATACACCATGCAACCTAATATAGGCCCTGATGAAATCCAAGACAAGCTGTCTGCGTTTAGTCATTCTTTGAGTTTAAACGATAAAGCGAACGTTCGCAACTATCTTTCTAAAATTTATATATACCCCCCACTAGGCGATAAGTCTTGAAGGGGGTATGTTGCTATGTAATCGTTTGAGGGGATTAGAGCGTAATATGTGCGGGGGCATGTGCGGGTCATTAGGGGTGGTGGGGGTACGGTGGGGTCGCCACATCACCGTTTAAACCACTGCCGTTTACGCTGCCTTGCCGCCTAGTAGCTTGAGATGGCCTGACAATTCACGCTTCAGTTGGTCTGCACTAGGTGCTGCAACCTCAGTCTCTGCTGATGGTGTAAACACTCCAGCGGCTTTGCCCATTAGCTCTAATGCTTTGAGACGACTGCCCTCTTGCTTTGCTCCCTTGCTCAGTGCAAGTAGCTGCCTCAGCACATACCTCTTGGTTGCTGCTAGATCCTCTGTCAACGCCTCTGCTGTCTCTCCCCATGCATCTTCTAGCATCTGTCCTATGACAGGATGCCTTGTTAGCTTGTATGCATTAGCACTGATTACCCTACTGCTGGAATGATCGTCAGGGTATGCCTCCCTATACGCATCTTGGTTACTCATGCCTGATATCTTGGCCCTTACGAAGGCCAACTGTTTCGGGGTTAACTGCCTCTGTCTCGGGGCCGTTATGACCTGTCCATCCTTGCGCTTTGCTGGCCCTTGTGCTGCTGCTGCCAGCACTTCTGCCTCAGTGTCTAGCCATTGATCGTCTACTGCCTCTCCATCCTGCTGCGCGGCGTTTTCTAGATCATTGAGATAATCTATTGACGTTGTCTTACCCATAGTCTTTCCCCTTTGCGTGGTCTGTACTGGTCAAGTGTACAGCACTGTGCATTTAAACACCACTGTTCGCTTATCCAGTGCCTCTTTTTCGGGGTTTTTGTGGATAACCTGTGGACAACTCAGCCCCTGTGGATAACCCTGTTGATAACTCATGTACAAGTATGTGCATAACCCTGTGGATAAGTGCATTTCATAATGTGAAAAAACGCGATAGAGCGACTTCAGCGCATGCACCAAGGGGTAGGTAGCCTGATACCCTTAAAGTCGCTCAGATCCGTTCAAAATTTGGCAAGTTTGTTACCTTGGAGACACCTCTTGGCATGACTCATGCTACGCGCATGCGCCCGCATCACGCGATCTATTCAGCCAGTCTGACCATCCTTTTTGAATACCCCTACGGTTTAGTCGGATAACTATTGCGCCCATGTTTTAAACACTACTACAATGTGGTTGTGCAATGTCGCACGGTAACGTAGAGGTTCAAGATGAAAGCTTATGTAAACCTAGTCAAGTACGCACTCCACAATGGATGCTCCATATCGGTTTGGGATGGAGAAGAGTGGCAAGTAATACATTCCAGTCACTACCATGAGATCGTCCGCGCAATTGCCAGTGTAGAAGAGTCGGTGCTAAGGATTTATGACCGTAATGGTCTAAAAGTAGCAACCGCTACGGTGATCCCCTACGGTGTCGAGCCTGATGAGACCGTCAGCGATTGGGTTATCAGCGAATTTATGACCCAATGGGATGCCAGCTATAACTTTCAACTGATCCTTTCCTAACATTCCAGCGGTATGCCTTGCGGGGCATACCAGTGTAATGTTGCACTACCTTGGAGATACCAACCATGTATACCGCTCAGATCAATGCCCACGGCAATGTGATCGTATGCAAAGGCGACACTGTTCGCAACTCATACCGGATCATCTTTACCGGATCCTATGCCGACTGCCTCGCAGTGAAAGTAGGTGCAGCATGAGCAAATTCCGCTTTGAGCGCACCGCATATGGCTGGAAAGCCTACCTCCGGTGCAACTGCGCTTATGTGTACTTTGGACACTTCCGCACCCAAGCCCGTGCCATCATGGCCTTTAATGAGGCAGACCAAGCATGATCAACTTCAAGACCTATGACAATGCAATGCTGGCCTACGCGCTGGCTGACTGCCACGCCACGCTAGAGGCTGGACAGTATGACGCTGACCATCCCTATGGGCGCAAACTGTGGGCGCAGATCGATGCCATTCGGGACGTGCAGATGTCCCGCCGCCGTACAGGCAGCCACTATGACTACACGCCAAGCTGGCATACCCGCTCCAATGGGCAACCGTTGGACACTGAAGCTTGACATTTCAGCGGCTTGCCTCGCCGTGCGGGGCTTGCCAGTGCAATGTCGCACTTTTTGGAGACCTAGTATGAGCCACGCTATCCATATCTATGATCGCCTGACCTATCACTACCGTGATGCATGGCGGCATCTTGACGGTGAGCAATACATTGGTGAGGCCAAGCAATTGGGCCTGACCCGCCGCATTCAACCCACTGGCTATGATGACGGCGGCGAGTATCACTTCCAAGTGATAGCGCCGTCAGCACTGAAGGGCCGTGACCTGTCCCGCCCGATTTCGCAGACCCTTTCGGGCAGTTCCTGTACCCATGAGCATGACTGCTGCGGATGCGCCAGCACTAGCGCCAACGTCCGCCGCATTGACCGCCGCACCTATAGCGTCAAGCTGAGGGTAAGTTTTAACTACTGACATTTCAGCCACTAGCCCCGCTTGCGGGGCCTGTGAGTGCAATGTCGCACTACTTGGAGATTGACTTATGAAAATCTACTCTACCCGTGAGGAATGGCTAGTCGCAGCTATCGAGGAATTCCGCCCCCTGTTCGGGGCCTATGCCAGCCCCATCGCAGCCAAGGTGCGCGTCACCTGTGGTTTCCCCTCCAGCGCCAAGCGATCCGGTGCAGTCGGTGAATGTTGGGCAGACACTGCCAGCGCCGACAAGTGCATGGAGATCCTGATCTCGCCCACAGTGGCAGACCCTATGCGCGTGGCGGATATCCTTGTCCATGAGTTGTGCCATACCGTTTCGGGCGCTATGAATCATGGCGTTAACTTCCGCAAGGCGGCGGACGCTATGCACCTGATCCCCTCTGCTGGGACAAAGGGCTACAAGGCTACAACTGGCGGTGATGCATTCAAGGCTGCATTCGGGCCAATCATTGATGGCCTTGGCGACTACCCTCACGCCCAACTATCAATGTCCACTCGCAAGACTCAGGCTACCCGCATGCTGAAGGCGGTCTGCCCCTCATGCGGCTACACCGTGCGGCTCACTGCTAAGTGGGCCAATGTGGGCCTACCTTCCTGCCCTGTGGACGGCGACACTTTTAACTTGGAGGCTTGATCATGGCTAATGATTTCACAATCGACATTATGAAACTGTCCATCTTTGTGGTGCATGGTGCGTTTAGACAATTCCACGCTGGTGTTCCTTGGGTAACCAAGGCAGAAGCCGCCGCCATCATGGCAGAGGAAATCAAGCACGGCGGCCCCTATACGCTGAATGATGTTCGCAATGCAAAGCCTCTCCAGTTTCATAACCCCGCTCCCGCCGCCGTTGTGGACTCAGTGCGCGATACCCTGCAAATTGAACAGGCGGTTAACCCTGTTCGCACCGTGGCTGACCGTGCAGATCAGCGCTCACTGGACACCGCCAGCCGACTGTCTCGCACGTTGGATCGACTGGACGTTATTGAGCAGGGCCAGCCAGTGATCATCGATGCAATCGAGGCGGTAGACAAGGCGCTGCGCGGTCTTGCGTTGAACGTTGACAAACTGGCGCAGATCGATCCAGCACTGGTGCAGGGTCAGGTCGCGGATGCCGTGCGCGATGCGTTTAAACCGTTTGAGGCCGCAGTCGTGGCGGCTGGCGCTCAGGCTACAGTGGGGCAGATGGTCTCGGTCTCCAAGGTCAAGACCGTGCCAGTGTCGCAAGCCTTTGATAACGTGGCGGTCTATGACACCAAGGGCAATGAGTTGCTGGTCGATGTCTACGACAATGCCGCCGCCCCTGCGGTTGATCCCTGCTTTGTGTGGACTGAGTCGATCCTTAAACACCTGTTGCTGACCCAAACCACTGGTGAAAACCTATGGTTTGGCGGTGAAAAGGGTACAGGCAAGAGCGAGACCGTCCGACAATTCGCCGCTCGCACTGGTCGCGGGTATTGCCGCATCAACTTCCATAAGTACACCACTTCAGAAGACTATATCGGCGCAGTGGGGCTGGACAATGGCGCTACCGTGTTCAAAGACGGTGACTTCCTGCAAGCTTTCACCACTCCCGCTACCTTGATTCTGCTCGATGAGATCACCAACGCTGACCCTGCTGCACTCGCAACATTGAACGGTTTCCTAGAGCCTAATTCGGCGGTGTCCTATGGCGGTGCAGTACGCCGCCGTGCAGCTAACGTGCTGGTGTTCGCCGCCGACAATACCCTGACCAATGGCGATGAGTCGGGCCGCTACGCTGGTACGCGCCAAATGAATTCGGCACTCGCTGATCGCTTTGCTCGCGTTGTAGCGTTTAAACATCTGCCATTGGCGGATGAGATAAATGCAGTGACCCGCCACACTGGCTGCACTGAGGCGCTGGCAACCCATGTTCTCAAGGCGGTACACGCTTGCCGCGCCAAGGTGACTAGTGGCGACATCATCGACGCACCATCGATCAGGCAGGTGATGGCCTTTATCCGGTCAGTGGCGGTGCTAGGTGTCGATGAGGCATGGGCTGCATCGATTGGACACCGCCAGCCTAGCGAGTCTGCGACTGCCATTGAGGCAATCAAGGCTACCTACATTTCCGATAGCTTTATTCACGCCAACATTTAAGAGGCTCACAATGAAAAGAATTAACGGTATCCAATTTAGATTCGGTGTCGATAAGGCAGTACATAAAATTGCCGCTGACCTTGGCGTGAAGGTGAAAATCGAGTGGACTCAGGGCATCACCACTGCTGCCATCAATTCATCCGGTGTCGTGCTGCTTGCCAATGTTGCTGATGATGCAATCGTTAACGAGGCGCTAATCTGGAAATATGCGGGCTATGTCCTGCATGAATTGCTGCACCGTATGTGGTCTGATTTCGGCGTGATCGAGTCTGTGACCGGCGACTTCCTGCGCCAATTGCACAATGGTGTCGAGGATTCATGGATTGAAAACCGCGCCGTGCGCGAGGGACTGACTGGTAATGTCGAGCAACTGCTGACGGTGCTGGTCAATGGAATGGTTGATCAGGCGATGGTCAATGTGTCTGACTGGTCGGACACTCGCCAGTATCCCTTCAGCTTTGCGGTGAATCTGCGCTTGCATGGCAAGACAGTGCCAGTCGCGCAAGGCCATGAGTGGATACTGACCGAGGCGCAGCAACGCATCACCGCATGCGCCAATACCAACGACACTCTCAAACTGGCTGAGTGGATCATGCTGCAACTGCAAGGCGGCAATAGCAGCAAGGGTAAAGACAAGGGCGACAAGGGTCAAGACAACGGTCAAGGCAAGGGCGACAAGGGTCAGGGCGGCAATGGGTCTGAGACCGATCAGAAGGGGCCAAATAGCGACGATAAGGGGCAGGGTAAGGGTAATGGTGCGGGTCAGGGTAAAAAGCCCTCTACGGCTGGCCCTGCGAAGCC